CAGACTTAAAAACGATACGTTAGCTGTATTAGCTGAAGCTGGATTAACACACGATGATGTAGCGGGCGTATTACTAAATAGCAGACCTGAAGAAGTTGAGATTAAGAGAATTAAGTCAGAGCTTAAAAATCTTAGAGATGCTCAACAAAGTCATTTTGAAAAGCTTCAAGAGCAGCAAAAAGCTGCCTATGAACAAGCCGTGAAACAAGTCAGCCGAGAAGTTAAAATGTTGGTTGACGGAGACGAGGCTTATGAAACCATCCGCGCCACTGGGTCCTATGACGCAGTTGTGGAACTAATCAAACAAACGTATGATGAGGATGGTGTACTGCTGAGTGCTGAAGAGGCCGCTGCATTGGTAGAAGATTACCTGACAGACGAAGCTCTATCTTTAGCCAAACTGAAGAAGGTGCAATCCAAATTAGCTCCGCCAGAAGCTGCACAATCTGGATCAGAAGATAAGTCAAGCCAGAAGCCACAAATAACAACAAAAACATTGACGAATACTGTTACAGCATCGTCAAAACCTTTGACAAACAAAGGTCGCCGGGAACGTGCGATCGCTGCTTTCAAGGGACAATTAAAATAATAAAGGTGACTTATGTCAGCAATTTACGCAAATGTAAGTAACCAGGTAGCTGCTTTAAAAGAGCTCTATACTGGTGACGATTATATGAAGGATCTCGTCTATAAAAAGAATCCTCTACTAGCCCTCCTCCCCAAGGACGAGAGCCCAAGCGGATTCGCTGGAAAATATATTCCAGTTCCGTTGGTGTATGGTACACCGCAAGGCCGTTCGGCAACCTTCAGCAACGCTCAAGGAAACCAAACAGCTCCACAAATCTCCAGCTTCTTCGTTTATCGTATTAGCAACTATCAGTTAGCTACTATCACGAACGAACTGTTGGAAGCAACAAAAGATAACGCCGGTGCTTTCGTAGATGAAGCAAAGCTTGTTATGGATACTGCTTTCCGCAATATCTCAAACGACTTAGCTCTCGATATCTTCAAAGGCGGTACAGGAAGCCGTGGTCAAATCGGCACCATCAGCTCTCCTTCTACAGCTGTCGGCGCCACCGTAATCCAATTAGCAGACGTACCAAGCGTTGTTAACTTCGAAGTTGGCATGACTCTTGTAGTATCTGCTACAGATGGTGGTGTTCCTTCAAGCTCTACGGTGGTTCTTACCGCTGTTAACCGCTCAAGCGGTGTACTACGCGGTACAGCGTCAGTTAACCCGTTGTCTGGCTGGGCGTCCTCTGGATACCTCTCCGTACAAGGTGACGTTGCTGTTGGTGGATCTACCTCTACTTCTAGCTTCTTGAAAGTTAGCGGATTGAGCGCATGGTTGCCTGAAGTTGCTCCAGCTCCTGGAGACAGCTTTTGGAACGTAGATAGATCGGCAGATCCAACCCGTCTCGCCGGAGTGCGATACGATGGTTCAAGCCAGTCAATCGAAGAAGCCCTAATCGACGCTTCAAGCCTTGTCGCACAAGAAGGTGGACAGCCAGATATGTGCTTCATGAATTTCTCCAGTTATTCCGCTTTGGAGAAGAGTTTAGGCGCAAAGGTTCAGTACGTAGATGTCAAGCACGAAGAAGCTGATATTGCGTTTGCTGGTATCCGAATCCACGCTCCATACGGACCTATCACCGTGATTCCAGACAGAAATTGCCCGGCTAACCGAGCATTTTTGCTGCAAATGGACACTTGGAAGCTCAGGTCTCTCGGCAAGGCACCTCACATTCTAACCTACGGGCTAGAAGGTTTGGAAGGCTTACGAGTTGGCACGGCTGATGCATTAGAGATCAGAATTGGATATTATGCCAATATGATTTGCAATGCTCCAGGGTGGAACTGCACAGTAAAGCTTTCTGCTTAATTGCAAATAGCTAACGGAGGCCCCTGGGAGTAATCCTGGGGGCTTTTGTTTTATGAGAGATAGAATAGCAAAAATTATAAAAATGTCAAGAGGCGGGCGTATTAAATCAAAGCCCTTCCATGGATACAATCCAAAAAAACATAGCCGTACCGGTGGCTTAAGTGATGCCTACCGCGAAAAGTATAATAGAGAACACGGCTCACGTCTTAAACGTCCTGTTACAGGTAAAGTAAAACCAGGTTCTAAAGCCGCTGGCAGACGTAAATCGTTCTGTGCAAGAATGTCTGGAGTGTCAGGACCTACCTCAAAAGGCGGTAAACTTACGCCAAAGGGTGCCGCTCTTAAGCGTTGGAAATGTTAAGCATTTTTGTCTGTATGTGTGATGTACAGCATTTTTGACGCCTAGAATGCTCTAGGTTGCACCCGGACTTAGATGACCTCCTTGAGTACGGTGAATGTGAACGGAGGCATATAAAGGGCATTAAAATGGCTAATAGGCTTTTTAATCAATTCTCTTTCGGTTTAGAAAAAATGCGGGTAAGCTTGTTCCTAAGCTTCTCGATCGATGGTAGTGGAGATCCAGTTTTGGATGTTGCTAACAGCAAAGGTATTGCGTCTATCACTAAGTTAGGCACTGCAGGTAAGTATAGAATTACTATGCAAGATGCTTATGTAAAACTTTTAATGGTAGAACAACTTCCTGTTAATCCTGTTTCTGCTGCAGTTCTTATGTCATTAGACAATGATGATGTACAAAATAAAATCATTGACATACAATTTGCAAGTCTTGTTACAGGTACCGGAACATATTTATCTTCCGGTGAATCCCGTAAAATGGTATTAGTGCTAAGAAACAGCACTGCTCCTTAATCTTACCAATGTCGCAAGCGACTAAGGGGCTGGCGTAAGCTGGCCCCCCTTCCTTAAGGAGATGCCGTGCCCGCACCTTCAATACCACAAAACCTTATTGCTCAACAAGGCAATGGTCAGGTATACTTATCATGGGATCAGGTTGCAGGAGCTACCAGTTACCCACTACAACGGAGTACAGACAATGTCAATTTTACGGCTATCTCTCCTGCACCTACTACGCCTCAGTATCTTGATACTAACGTCATTGTTGGTACTACATATTATTACAAAGTAGCATCCGACAACGGAACGACTTCTTCGTATACAAACTCTGTTTCTGTAGTACCTGCCCTAACTGGACAAATGTCCCTAGGTCAAGTACGCTTACTTGCCCAGCAAAGAGCTGATCGAGTCAACAGTAACTTTGTTACGAAAGAAGAGTGGAATAGTTATATAAATCAATCCTATGCGGAATTGTATGATCTTCTTGTGACACTGTATGAAGATTATTATGTAGCCGCTCCTCTTACTTTTATCACAGATGGATCGACTAACCAGTATACGCTGCCTAATGGTAGTAACTTTAACGGAGCTCCAGCTTTCTACAAGCTTTTAGGAGCAGATTGTGGACTTGGCGCTAATGGTAACGCCTGGGTAACACTGCACAAATTTGACTTTATCAGCAGGAATCGATATGTCTTTCCGAACGTTACTTCTACTTTTCTTGGGGTATTCAACCTTCGTTATCGCGTTGTCGGTAATACTCTCTTTTTTATTCCAACACCTAGTGCCAATCAGTATATCAGACTTTGGTATATTCCTAGAGTCAATACATTATTAAAAGATAGTGATATGCTAGAGAGCGTAAGTGGTTGGATTGAGTACGTTATCGTTGATGCGGCGATTAAGTGTCTGCAAAAAGAAGAATCTGACGTATCAGTTTTATTAGCTCAGAAACAAATGCTTATTGACCGTATTCAATCTTCGGCTATGAACCGAGATGCAGGTCAGCCTGATACTATCTCTGACATACGCTCCTTCGGGGAACGTTGGGGTGGATATGGTTCACCAAACGGTGATGGCTCGTTCGGAGGCTACTAATGGCTTTGCCGATATACAAATCGGAAGATAACAGTTTAACGCTGCTACAAACCGCTTGGGCTACGCAGCTTAATCCTGTTTTGGGATTGCCTCAAAGCTCTGGTGTTATCTTAAAAAGCATTAGCTTAACCGCAGGTGACAACACTATTGACCACAGATTAGGCAGAGATTTACAAGGATGGCAGTTGATTCGGGTAAGGGCAGCTGCTACAATATACGACAAACAAGACTCTAACCAACTAAAGTCTAGGACGCTAGTGTTAAATAGCTCAGCTCCTGTAGTAGTTGATTTATTTGTATTTTAAGGAGGGCTTATGCCCAGCACATTGTCACCTAATATGTCTCTGATTCTACCAACGGTAGGACAAGAACCAGGACCTAATTGGGCTTTAGACCTTAATAGTTCTTTATCGCTTGTTGATCAGCATAACCATGCATCTGGAAGCGGCGTTCAAATCACTCCTGCCGGTATTAATATTAACGTAGACTTACCTTTTAGCGGTAACAATGCTACAGGTTTAAAATCAGCTAGATTTGATGTACAAGGTTCCCCTTTATCCGGTGGACTTGATATCGGATGTATTTACGTATCCGGTCAAGATTTATATTATAACGATACTTTAGGTAATCAAGTACAATTAACAGCTTCCGGCGCTGTAAATGGTACACCAGGTTCTATCGGTAATCTCATTGCACCTGCTGCTGTCACTTACGTACCAGCTAATCAAACGTTTGTATTCGAATCCAACCAAACCAATGCCACGCCTGCTGCTTTAGACGGCGGACCTGTATTGATTAGAAATATCACAGCTGCAAGTAATTATATTAGATTACAAGCCAATCCCGTACTACCTGGTAACTACTCTCTAACTTTACCGTCATCTTTACCGGCTTCAACTTCTGTTTTACTTTTAAACAGTCTTGGAAACATAGTAACTTCAGGCACTGCATCTACCCTGTCGCTAAGCACGCTAAACGTTTCTACTATCAACGCCTCAAGCAGTGTTTATATTAAAAATGATAATGGATTGTTAGAGTTTAAAGATACAGCCGATGTTGTTCAATTTGCAAGTATTGTTGGATCATCTTCAGGTCTTTCTTTAAATTTACCAGACACTGCTGATAGTTTAACTGTTAAATTAAATAATGTAACAAAAGCAGTTATCGATAATAATGGTATTGATGGGCAATACCTAAAAGCTAATTCAGTAGATGACGCTCAAACTGCTAAAAAAGACTTGACAGCTATTCTTTCTGGAAACGTTTCCTTAACCGGTGCCTATTCCACAATTTTATCTGCAGGTTCGTTTACAATTACTCAAGAACGTACTGTTCTTTTTAGTTTAAATAAAAGTTACTGGACAAACACTATTGCAACTTCAGCTGGTGTAATAGATTTATATGTTAGATGTAGTGTAGTAAGAACTTCAGATTCACTAACTTTTAATCCATTTTACAGTGAAGGATACCCTAACAATCCTAATAATGATATAAGACTATTAGGCGTCAGCCCAGGTGTCACTGCTTTCCCCAGGTTTATGGATGTTTTAACTCTTCCGGCCGGAACTTATACTGTAACTTTATTTGGAATTAGTATACCAAATAGTACGGTAAATTTTAGAGCAATTGCTAGTACAGACCCTGGATTAACTATTACAGCTACGGTACTTTACTGATGCCAGTACAAAAGCAAACATTAAATATCCCTTTTGCACAGGGACTAGACACTAAAAATGACCCATGGCAAATACAGCCTGGTAACTTCTTATTGCTAGAAAACGCTTTGTTTCAAAGAGGTAATGCTTTAAAGAAGCGTACTGCCTACGCTCCATTGCCCAGCTTACCTAGCGGAGCTGAGGCTACTACACTTACTACGTACAAGAACAACCTCACTGCTATCGGCGTTAGCCTATTTGCCTTTAGTGATGAGAGTGACCAATGGATAGACAAGGGACGTATTCAACCTATATCCCTTTCCACGGAGTCTATTGCTCGTACGGCTTACAGCATCACAGCTGCTGATTCATGTGTATCAACAAATGGTCTTGTCTGCTCTGCATTTCTAGATGGAGACGGTGTTTGGAAATATACAATCACATCCAAAACTACAGGCGAAACCCTTGTAAACATTACAGCTTTACCTTCTACTGCAAGTGTATCTAAAGTACATCAGCTCGGAAACTATTTTATTATCACATTCTTACGTAGCGGCGCGCGTTTAAGTTACATAGCAATTCCCATTGCTTCTATTACAAATGTGGTAGGTCCTGTAGATTTAAGCACATCAGCTACTACTGCATACGACGCACACGTTATCAGTGATATTCTATATTTTGGTTGGACTGATGGCGCTAATATGCGTATCAGTCAAATGAGTCGAACGCTACAACAAGGTTCTACCTATACACTTCTTGGGTACACAGCCACACGTGTAAGTGTTACTGGATATCAACCTCCAACAGGACTTGCGACTATTTGGCTTACCGCCTATGATGGCACTAATGCGTATAGCTGGGCGTTTAATAGTTCCTTAACTACACCTTCTGCTGCTTTTAATACAGTTGTAACTACCACAGGTACGCAGCTTACTTCTGTAGCTGATGCTTCTGGTCTTACTATTCTATTCCAAGTTACTAATACTTATTCCTTTTCCTCTGATCGTACAGATTATGTAGAAAAGATTACTTGCTCGCCGACAGGTACAATCGTAGGTCCAGTCGTTGTGCATAGAGATGTTGGATTAGGCAGCGAAGCTTTTATTTACAACGATACTGTT